TGCTGAAGGATTGATCTTTTGTAGATCAGTAATAATAGGAGCAGTACTCATGGTTCAAATACTTCTCTAAATGTTGCCTGTATTGTAGCTCTATTGTTATAAGGTATAGATTTTGACCAACCTTGACAGACAAATTTTTGTGATGCAGTTTCTCCAGGTGCTTCAAAATCAAAGCTATCACTATCGTTTGCACGAGCATCAAGGAAAGTTTCTATAGTATCCGCTTCTGTTTCTGATACGTTGAAAGTAAAATTATATATTTTAGGATTCTGATGTTCAGCCAACCCAAATAATATTCTGTGTTCAAAACCATCAGCGAAGGAAATGGTACGAGTATTTGGTGCGGATCTCTTTTGTTGTCCGTAAGTTGGTTTTATTGAAGGAAATGTAGCCATTATGTTAATAATCCTCCTGGTCTTTTCTGTTTAATTAATTCTGATTGTATAGCAACTGAAATCATACGACCAAGTTCTCTACCATTCTCTTCATCACCTTCTACATTAGAACCAGAAGCATCTACATTTACTACTACATTTGTAGAACCTCCACCCATTTCGTGATTAGGAGTAACTCTTCCTGTAACTCCTGGGGTAAATAATTCTGGTCCACGTTCTCCAACAATATATGATTTATTAGGTTTGGTAACACCACCATCTGCAAAGAATCCACCAATTCCAGGAATTGATCTAAGTAAAGACGTAGCACCAAAATCAATTAATTGTCTTTGAATTGATCCAAATACACTACGAGCTACTTCACCTAAACTCATAGTTCCTTTTATTGCACCATCTATTGCATCAACAAGACCTGACTGAACTGTATTAGCAATACCTTGATATAAAGTATCTACTCGTTGGAGTTCTTCTTGTAAACGTAAAGCATTTTCATATTGTAATCTTTCTTGTTTATTTATTTCTTTATCAAATTCAAGAGCTTTTCTATCAAACTCTCTTAGTTTTTCTTGAATTTCAGCTTCACGACCACCTAAAGTTATGGATTCATTTAAAAACTGATTTTGCTTTTCTACAGATCGAGTAATTTCATTATACTGAGCAGCCCTTAATTGGTCTTTCTCTAAAATTTTGCCAGCATCAGCTAATTCTTCCTTTCTAGCATCTATTCGTGCTTGTATATCTGCCTTTTTCTTTGACGCTCTCTTAACTCCTTGTGCTCCTTTTCCTGTTCCTACTCCTGCTAATTCTGCTTCTAATTCTAATAATGTTGAATCTGTTCCTGCACCACCTATGTTTGCAAGTCTTTGTGTTTCCTTTGCTTGTGAACCTGTAACAGTACCAGCAGCTTTAGCTAACATCGTAAATAACGGAGCTAAAGCAACCTGCATTTTTGTCATAGCTAATTTAAAACTATTACCAAGAGAACGAGTTGCTTCTGAAAATTCAGTTAAATTTTTAACACCATTTTCTCCTATCGCTTCATTCATTCTTTCTGTAACTAAAGCTAATGCAACCATTTTGCCTTGTGATTTTTCTATAAGCTTTATTCTTTCTGCTTCTGCTGTTCCGTTTAATCCTAACGCTACTGTAGCTTGTTCTATCTTTGGATTCAATCCATTAAAAGCACCAGCTAACGTATTTATGCCTTCAAAGAAAGTGGTAAGTTGTTGAAGAACAGCAGTAGCAACAAGACCTCCTGCAAAACCTCCCATCTTGCCACCCATTTTAGTTCCTGCAAAACCACCAGCAAAACCAGCAGCACCTCCAATCGGGCCTTGTCCAAATAGCAATGGAAACGCTCCAGAAATAAGTCCACTAGTTAATGCTGCTTTATTTCCTTTAGGATTTTCTCCACCAAAGCCACCTTTTCCAAACCCTCCTCCTATTCTGCTTGCAAGATCTTTATTAGTTTTTCTTGCTTTTGTATTTTGCAAGATTGCAGTTGTTTCAAGATCTATATTTTTAATTTGTTTTACTGCTGCTGTTGCTGCTGCTTTTTGTGCTTTTGTTCCTATTTTTAAATTATTAGCATATTCTTGTAAAGCGTCTGCTGCTGCCATTTGTTGATTAGCAGTTTTACCAAAAGCTCCTCTAGATTTATTTACGGTTTTGACAAGAGCTTCCATATCTTGTCTGTATTGTTTTATTGTTTTACGACTACCTTTTCCTGCTGCACCCCCTGTATTACGAGGGTTCATTATGTCTATTCCACGAATATTATCTACACTTTTTGTTATTTCTTTTACTTTTGCATTTAACCTATCAAGACCAGACTGCCCCTTAACTCTTAAATTTATATTTACACCATAATCTCCTGCCATTGGATTCGACCTAAAACCAAAACTTTACTTTAGTGTACCGCTTTTAGCGTTTTCCTGCTCGTGATTTATTCTTTGCATCTTCATAAGCCTTATCTTCATATTCTTTCTTTAATTCATAGTAAGCAAGCCAGTTTATATATTCTTCTTGGGTTAATTTACTTGCAAGTTCTTTTATTGTCATTCCTAGCTCTGTAGCTAAAAAAAACATAAAAAACCAATCGTTTCTAGCTTTTTAAAGCTGCTTTCGCTTCCTCCACCTTGTATTCATTACCAGAACTTAACATCGCAAGTTGAATGTCTTGTAATGTTCCTGCATTAACTTCTCTTCGTAAAGAAGCTTTATGACCGTCTTGAAATAATCTTTGACCATCTTTATCTAGTGCTTTTGTAATCATAAGATTCAAAGCAAAGTCATCATTACTTCCTGACTCTCCAGATTTTGCAACGATTGATTCTCTTTCTGCAATAGTTAATGGATTCCAATAAATTTCTAAAATTGTTTGCTCTCCTTCTTTTAACTCATATACATATTTTTGGCTTACACCAAATTTGTTTTTGAGAAGTTCTATTGCTTCCATAAATTTATTAGATTGCTATTCTATTATACTAGGCGTTTGCTGTGAATTGACAAGATATTATTCCAATGAAATGACTTCTATCCTCTATTTCCAATGGAGTTGGGCCATTAATATCTAATACTCTAGGTTTACAACTAAAAGTATCGCTATAACCAGAAGCATTGACTGAAGTTAAACCATCAATTACCGCTTCAGAAATTGCAGATAAAGTTGAAGTACCTTTTGATTTTGGAACGTAAACATTACATTGAATAACACCAGCATAATAACTTGAAGCTGCACCCTGATTTTGTTGTGTCGATTGAATAAAATTTAAACTCATTAATATATATTTCTTAGTTTTTCCTGGAGTCGTAAAATGCACATTATCATAAACCATTGTAACAGTAGGATCAACGTCTGAAACCTTGTCTGTCACTGCTTTTTCAAATGCTGCTCTGGTGTTTACTAAAGTCATCCTTCAAATCCTGTATATATAGTACCTGAAGTTTTTTCAGATACTTTTGTTCCTATAAATAGCTTACCTTTATCTGACATATTCTTTTTCAATAATTTAGGTAAATCATCTGCAACAAAATTTTGAATTTTTCCAGTTTCTAAAACATATTGAGAATATATAGCTTTATTACCAATAAAAACTGACTTTCTATAATTAAATATTTTTTTACCTGTTCCTACTGGAAATCTTGGTCGAATTACAGGATTTTCAGGTGGTGTTTGTTTTGTAAAAGGAGGTCCTGCTTTTCGTCTTGCAAAAAAATCTAAACTACGTTCTCTTTTTATACTTGCCCAAGGTTCATAACTTTTTACCTTATGGTTAGCTTGAACAGGAGTATTTGATGCTTTCCAACTAGAAGCAAAAAAACCTGTCCATACTGGCATATTTTCTTCTTTTGATAATTCAGCGTGAACTTCTGATATGAAAGCATTGAAATCTCTACTAATTTTTTTATCTAAATCTTTAGGTAAATCTTTTAATCGTTTTACTGCCATTAGAATCGCACCAAAACAGTAAATAAATACACTTGTCCACCTTTCTTAGTATCAATGTCTACTATTTGTGCAACTCTATTTGACCCACCAAAACTTAATGTAATCTCATCGTCCATATCTACTTGATTATCTCCTATAAGATCAGGTGTTATATATAATTTTGCTAATCTCATCTCTTGACCAGTTTCTTCTTCTGATCTTACAAAAGATATTGGAACTTTTATATCTGAATATGTCGTATCTATAGTAACCTGTTCTCCAGAATCTAAGTTATAACTAGCTGTACCTTTTTTTACATAAGTAATAGTGTGATCTAAAGAAGTCCCCAAAGAATTAACAACACTTTGAGCAACACTTTTAAATAACGAATCTAATTGACCTGCCATTATCCTCTAACCACTCTCATTTGATAAGATCCTGCTCCACCAAGCATATACGCTCCAAGATAACTTTGTAACCACGGGTAAACATCCATAATATTATTAACGGAACCAGTCCCCTGACTATCAGTATTATATTTAACCTGTAAATCTCCTAGCTGCACTTCAGAAAAATTACCATCTTTACCTGAAACCCCTGTCATAGCTTCAGTGTCATTTGCTAAAGCTCTAGATAGTTCATATTGTGCATACTTAATATTATTTGGAATGGCTGTGCAAGCTAATTCAACATCATCTACTTGATAATTATTTCTTGGAAATTTTAATGCCTGACCATGATCACATCTATCTCCATAAAAAACTAAAGTATCAATCCATCTGGTAGCTGCTATTAATGCTCTATTCTTTTGATCATCTGTTTTATTTGTCCAAGTGCTTGAATCTGGTACTGTTTCAAAATAAGTATTAGCTTCTGCCAATGTGACATAGCTATTTGCAGTAGCACTTGATAATGTTGCTGTTATAGTTGCTGCCACGATCT